CTTTCTTTCTCAATATGATGAGAGGAGTAATCCCCCTCAAGCACGTTTTGCGTGTTGATATGGAACTTAGCGAATGCTTTGTGGGTATGACACCTCAGAGTTCCGATTGGAAGGATTTGAAAAACTTCCTCACTAGAGGAGGAAAGTACGATAAGTTCGTATGTGGTGATTTCTCTGGTTATGATACCCAACTGCCCAAAGCTTTATTGGATAAGGCAGCATGGATTCTTCATGAGATGGCACGCAGAGGTGGAATGAGCGAATCAGATTTGTGTTACCTTCGAGGAGCACTCACATCTGTAACTTCTCCGACCTTGTTCTGGCAAGGCCACGTTTTAAGAATGGCCAATGGCCAACCTTCGGGACAACCACTTACAGTTGAACTTAACAGCATCGTTAATAGTTTGATAATGAGAATGGTGTATTACACCATTATGGATGAGAGTTATCCTCATTTGAGTGACTCTAATTACCGTGATTATGTTTCACTAGCTACTTATGGCGATGATAATGCATTGGGTGTTGATTCTCGTATCCCTTTGTATAACCATACGAATATCCAATCTGTGTTTGCACGATGGGGTATCTCGTACACTATGGCTGAAAAGGAGGCAGATTCTGTTCCCTATCAGTCTATTGAGGAGATCTCTTTTCTTAAGAGGTCTTTCCGTGATCATGCTGAGTTAGGAGTTGTGGCTCCTATTGAGTATGATTCGATTGTGAAAAGTTTCTATTATTGGGTAAGACCTAAAAATACCCCATTGAACTTTAAACAACAATTCCGTGAACTAGTTAAATCTCAGGTTAGAGAGGCTGCTTTACACGGACGCGAATTTTACAATGATTTTTGTGCAAAGATCATTAATCTTCAACGCAGGTCTCAGGAAATGAATGAAGAGTTTCGCATTAAGTGGAATGGTTTCGACCTACCATCTTATGATGACATGGTACAGGAACTTTCCATTAAATACTAGTTTGGAATGTTTTAGCTTAAAATATTCGTCCAGTTCTCAAGTCTGGATCCTACGGGGCAGCAAAATTGGTGCGTGTATATGGATTACCAAGTATGCAAGTGACTTTAGTTTGTTTCACACTTGTATCTTAGGCTTTGCACGTATAGACACTCCCCTCGTGGAGTACTCTTATTTAAGAGAGGTTTCGTCAACCAAAAGATAACAATACCAGTTGTGGCACTGAGCAATGCTACAATTTAGAAATTAC